ATACGACTCATATTCCTAACTCTTTTTCTGTAACTACTTTAAACTCCCACTGACGGTCAGCACAGAACTCTCTTGCCATTTTCCATTTTGCTTGGTTCTTTGCGTATTCATATGCTTCACGAATATATCCTTTAGTTTGTCTTTTTGGTTTTACTGGAGGTTTTGTTTGTTTAGCAGGTTTCACTTCAATTACATATCTTTTAACATTTCCACCTCTCTCTTTGACTTTCATATAGAAATCAGGAAAGTATCTGTGAACTCTATTATCAATGGGAGAACGATATGGGATAGCAATTTCTTCGCTTGCCCATTCTAGTATACTTTCATTTTTATCACAATACACCATGAACTTTCTTTCCCAGAGAGACCTGTAAATTATATTAGTTGGATCACCTTTATACTTTCTAGGATAGGAAGGGTAGTATTTTCCCTTATAAGACATCTAAATACATATGATATGTAATTTTATTTAGAGTGCCAGCACCAAGACCAAGACCAATATCGGATTTTTTACCTAGATTTCAAAATGTAGCTCAGTCTTCACAATTTCTAGTTAAGTTTGCTTTACCATTTAGTACAGGTAGAGGAGGACTTAGATCTTTTCTAAGAAGAAAAGGTGTTAATGATCGTTTCGTAGTAGAAGATGCAGGATTACTATGTAGTGATGCAGTTTTACCAGGCAGTGCTATGGCATCTGTTGATACTCGTGGTGATTATCAAGGAGTAATAGAGAGATTTGCACATACAAGAAACTTTACTCAAATTAATTTAGAATTTTATGTTGATAATGAATATAAATCAATGAAATTTTTAGAGCATTGGATGGAATATATTACAGGAGCAATATCTGATCCAGCAGATGATACTTATTTTTATCAATTACATTATCCTAATGAATACAAATCAAATGACACCCGTATCGTAAAATTTGAAAGAAATTATAAGCAGTTTTTAGAATATAGGTTTATTGGATTATTTCCACTTTCTTTAAATTCAACTAGAGTTTCATATCAAGGATCACAAGTATTGAAAGCAAGTGCGTCTTTCAGTTTTGACCGCTATGTGTGTGGTGAGTCAACCTCACTTGCAAGAGATTTAAGGAGAGCTTATAATGAAATATTCGGTAGGGGTAATGATGCACGGGATGGTACAAGTGTAATGGAGAATACTTTGAATAGGGGAACTTATGTTCAAAGATCAGGAGCTGCTGGTGAACCAATAGTAGAAAACTCTACATCTGGTAGGACTACCTCTGTAACTAATCTTGCTAATCAACAAATCGGTTCGGGAACAAATATTGGAACTGGTCGTAGATAACCCCTATAAATAATCACACTGAAGTGCTTAGAATATTATGCCTTTACCAAAAATTGCAACACCGACTTATGAGTTGGTGCTTCCTTCTTCAAATAGAAAAATCAAATACAGACCATTTCTAGTTAAAGAAGAGAAGATTTTAATTATTGCCTTAGAGTCACAAGATCAAAAACAGATTGCAAACGCAGTTAAAAGTATCTTATCATCATGTATCTTAACAAGAGGTACAAAAGTTGAAAAATTATCTACTTTTGATATAGAATATTTGTTCTTAAATGTTCGTGGAAAATCTGTTGGAGAGCATATTGAAGTTATGGTTACTTGTCCAGATGATGGAAAAACACAAGTACCAATGTCAATTAATATTGATGATATAAAGGTTCAAAAATCTGAAAATCATAATCCTGATATAAAATTAGATGATACTTATACTCTTAAAATGAGATATCCGTCATTAAATGAGTTTATTAAAACTAATTTTAATGCTGAAGATATTAAAGTTGATGATACTTTTGATTTAATTGCTCAATGTATTGATCAGGTTTACTCTGAAGAGGAATCATGGACACAGGCAGATTGTACTAAAAAGGAGCTAACAGAATTTTTAGAACAATTAAATTCCTCACAATTTAAAGAGATTGAGAAGTTTTTTGACACCATGCCTAAATTGTCTCATACAGTTAAGGTTTTGAATCCAAATACGAAAGTTGAAAGTGACATAGTAATTGAGGGGCTGCAGAATTTTTTCGGATAAGTATGGCACATGAGGATTTAGTGTCATACTATAAATTAAATTTTGCTTTGATGCAGCACCATAAATATAGCTTAACAGAGCTTGAAAACATGATACCGTGGGAGAGAGAAATTTATATTTCACTCTTACAACAATATGTTGAGGAAGAAAATTTAAAAGCACAACAAGAACGTAATGGATGAGTTTGGTTCACCACTAGCAGGAGGAATAAATGCAGTTAGGAGAAATGTTTCTTCTAGTTTTCTTGGTGCACCTAGACAAAATCAAGCAGATCCAGTAACAACATCATTATTACAACAACAATCACTATCAATAACTACAGTATCACAGCAGTTAAGTAGCATATCTGGTACTCTAGGTTTTGTTAATACAAATTTAAAAGGAATACAAGAGAATTTATCAGTAAGTGATACATTAGAAAGACAGAGAGAAGCAGCAAGACAAAATCGTGAAAGAATTTTAGCAGAGCAAGGATTAAGAGAGGGAAAAGAAAGTCAGTTAGAAAATAAAATTCAACAATCATTATCACAACCACTTCAACGAATAGGGCAAAAAACTCAAAATACTTTGGGTAGTTTAACAAAGTTCTTATTCACTTTAGCTGGTGGATGGTTAACAATCACTGGTATAGATTTATTACAATCTATGGCAGAGGGTAATGTAGATAAGATAAACAAATTAAAAACAAGATTTATAGGTGGATTGACTATTATTGCAGGATCTTTGACTGCGATAACATTGGGTATAAAAAATACGATAGGATTGGTAGGTAATTTTGCGGGTCTTGTTGCAAGAACAGCCTTTGGTGGATTATTGAAAGTAGGATTAAAAGGTGTTCAAGTTTTACTTGCTGGTCTCGTTAAAAATGCAGCATTATTAGGTGGTGGATTCTTTGCGGGTGGTGGCATCAAAGGAATAATATCATCAATTGGTGGTCTTTTCGTATATGACCAGATTGCAAAGTTTATTGGAGGTATCTTTAGAAAGAAAACTAAAATACCAGTCTCACCAAATATTACTAGACCTCTTCTACAAAGTGGTCGTAATATTACGAAAACATTATCAGGAAGTCAAACTAAAGGTTTATTAACTGGTGCTGATGATGTAGTTAAACCAGGTTTACTTGGAAGAGCAAGAAATTTTCTTTTTGGTAAAGGAAAAAATGTTGGTGCAATGGCAAATCCAGCAACGACAGGTGGAGTTGTAGGGAAGGCAAAGGGATTAGTAAATCGTGCTGGAAATATGTTAAATCCTTTAAAAAATACCATAGGTAAACTCTTTAGTAAATTACCAGGCAAGAATGTATTAGCAAAGTTATTGAGTGCAGTTGGTGTTAAGGGAGGATTAAAAACACTATTTAAAAAGTTTGGAGGTCCATTAGCAACATTTGTTATCAATTTGGCAAGTGGTGATGGTATAGGTAAAGCACTTGCTGCCACTGCTGGTTATGCTGCAGCTGCTGCTGCGACTGCTAAATTATTAGCACCCATGTTAGCGTTACCAATACCTGGTGCGAGAATATTATATGGTATTCTTGTTTTAGCTGGTGGTATAGCAGGTGAGACAGCGATAAGGAAACTTTACGATGGAATACTTGGATTATTTGGATTTGGTAAGAAGAAGGATAAAGACAAGAATAAAGTTGATAATAAGAAAAAAGATAAAGATGGAAATGTTATTGTTGGAAAAACTGCTGACGGGTTTGAATATAGCACATCAGAAAAAACATATACTCAAGCAGAAATAGATGCTCTCAATGCAGGTGGTACTTTAGATGCGTCTGGAAATGTTGTGCCTGTTAAAAATGGTGATAGATCAATGAGTGTAGGAGAAGTAGAGGATAAACCAGAAATAATCACTTTGCCGATGGGTGGAGCAACTGGTGGTGTTCAAGATGGAGGAGGTGCACCTACCGAAAAAGCGTCAAATAGTATTCCAACAATAGGTTTTGATGAGTCTAATCCCCATACATTATACGCTACATC